GAGATACCTTTTAAGAAGTAAATACAAAAGGAAAAGTTTCCTCTTAATTGTCAGACAATTCTATCGGCACTCCCTCGGTCGTTGGTCGGACTGCCGTCCTCGGTCGTTCACTCGCTCGCGTTGGTCGGCTGTCGCCTTCGCTTATAGATCATTTGTTTGTATCACTGTTCTATCACAACTATAACAATAATTTGTTAACACTCTGTTCATAATTTATACTTTATTTGTTAACAATTACATGATACAATAAAAAGAAAAACTCAAGGAGATATAAAGAAATGAAAAGACCTAAAGACGGCATTATAAATAGTAAGCTAACACCTTATGAAATGTTGGAACATGCAATGCTTTTGCAAGCGGCGGCTGATATCGAAACGACAACATGGTATAAAGCACCATCGGATGGCATGAAGTGCTCATATAAAGAAGGACTTGAAGCAGTTGACTATATTGTTTTAGTCCTTAGACAGAATGCTTATAGTGTGGATGCAATAGCAAAGATTTTTAGAGAAATTACACCACATAACTACAAATATGATTTGATTAAAGAGAGATTAGAAAAGAGAGGTATCGAGTTATGAAACAGACAGAAATTCAAGCAAAATATTTCACACGTTGGCACTATGATTCTATCGAGTCCACTTCAAGCAAGTCCGACTATATCGCTCGTGTCGGCAAACTCGCCAACGTTGCAAACAAGCGCGCCAAAACATTAACAACTGCAATATCAAAAGGCAGAATCACAGAAGATAGAACAGCACTTTTCAGATATCAAGACGCGGTTGATTACTTTAATAAGCACGTTTCTTATAACGCTTCTTATGTATCAACGGGCAAAGCAGTTTATAAAGATTTTTCAATTCGTGAATTGAGAGCACTTGAAAACAAGCTTCTTCACTATCTTGAAGCAAAAGCATCGTCGGCAAGAGGAAGTATCGAAGTAGAAAATAAAAGAGTAGCAACGTTTAAAGAACGTTACGGGGTTGACGTTTCCAATCTTTCCAAAAATATCCGTGATAAACTTTTTAACACGTTGCATTATCTATCAGATAAAAAGTATGCACAGCTATCAAGTGATCAAATTGTTACACTGTTAACAGAGTCAATAAATACAAATAACAGAGAGGGCTTGCAAGAACTTTTTAAAACAGCGGAGGAATTATACCCGAACTTAAAAGACCAGGCAGAATTTAGAGTTGCAATTATACAAAATAGTTCGCTATCATGGAAAGATAAAGCACGAGAATTTAAAGTGGCAAACAAACTATACAAGAGCAATCGAGCGAAGCCAAAACCGAAATCCATAAAGCAGGAGTTGTAAATTATGATAGTTCAATGTTTAAATAGATCAAATCAATATGATGATATAGAAGTGAAGTCAGTGACGGACTATGTGCCGTCACATGGCTTTTCTCTGCACAAGCCTTTAGGCAAAAAGAAAGACAGTCCGTATTATATTGATCAATTTGGGACTTTTGACATTGAAACAACTTCACGGACTCGAATTGAGAAAGATGACCAGGGCGAAGAAGTAACAAAGCCTATCGATGCTTTCATGTACGTCTGGTCGGCTTGCATTGACGGGGAAGAAGTGCAAGGCAGATATTGGAGAGATTTTCTTGTTTTACTTGATAAAATTCAAGCTTACTACAAAACTAATGAGTCACGCTATTTTGTGATCTACGTTCACAATCTTCCTTTTGAATTTTCTTTTATGATTGGGTATTTAAACGATTATAGCGAAGTGTTTGCAACTGGTAAACGTAAACCGCTTGTATGGCGACTAAAGAAACGTGGTATTGAACTGAGGTGTAGTTATAAGCTTACTAACATGTCGCTAGATAACTTCACGAAAAAAATGGCGGGATGTACACATATAAAAGCAAAAGGTGATCTGGACTATTCTCTTATAAGACATAATGAAAGCTATATCAATCCTACAGAGTGGGGGTATATCATCAATGACACGTTAGGCTTGTGGGAAGCACTAACGTACATGCTTACAAAAGATAAAGATACTATTGCAACTGTGCCGCTGACAAGTACCTCTTATGTGCGCCGTGATATGAAAAGAGCTATACGAAAAGGAACTACAACTCGAATGCTAAAGAAAAAGCTTGCATTAAACGACAAAACATACAAGCTTTTAAAAGAGGCTTTTCGGGGCGGTGATACTCACGCAAACATGATAAAGTGTGCAAAAATATATCATGACGTTTATAGTTTTGACGCTTCGAGCATGTATCCGGCTATGCTTCTTTTAATGCAGTTTCCAGTGACGGCATTTGAAAAAATGCCCGTTACGCCAAAGTGTTTGAAATACATAAAAAGTAAAAACCTTGCATGGATAGCACAAATAAAGCTTACAAACGTAAGACTTAAAGAAGATCAATACAATCCGTATCTATCAATTAGCAAATGTCGTAATTTGCAAGGGGTTGACCCTGATAATGGCAGAGTATGGAAAGCAGCAGAGCTTGAAACAACTGTTACAGATATAGACTATTCTATTATTGATGAATGTTACTATTTTGACAGCATTGAGATTATAGAAGATACACTCTATACCGCACGCTATGGATATATCCCAGATGATGTAAGAAGTGTTATAATGGAGTACTTCACGGCAAAAACAAAACTTAAAATTGCTGTAAAGCATACCGCCCCTAATAGCAAAGAAAGGGAAGAAGCCGAATACGATTTAATGAAAGCTAAAAATAAATTAAATGGCATTTACGGTATGGCGGCAACAGACCCTATACATCCTATTATGTTGTATTTGGAAAACGAATGGCAAGAATTTTCTTTTGCCCGGTATGAAAATGATATTGCATATAAAGAAAAGGTTGACGCAAGCGGCTTTAAAATTCCAGATGAAAAATCAATAACAGAGCAAAGTGAGAAAAGCGTATTGCCGTATGTGTGGGGGGTATATACAACGGCACACGCAAGAAAACACTTGCGTAGAATTTTAGCATGTGCGGAAAGCTCATATATTTATTGTGACACAGATAGTTGTAAAGCAACTAACTTTAATTTTGACAAATTGACAGAATTAAATAATTGGATATATGAGCTATGCGAAGAAACTAATACTTTTGTTGATATTGACGGCAAAAAATATTATATCGGTTATTTTGACTGTGAAAGCGATGTGAAATCAGAAAATAAATATGAACCCGAATACAAAGATTTTAAAACGCTGGGGGCAAAGAAGTATTGTTTTAACGCGTACAAAGAAACAAAAGATAAAACATATTTCGGTTGTACAATATCTGGAGTTAAAAAGTCAAGGGGTGTAGAAGTAATTAAAAATCTTGATAACTTTAGAGAGGGGTTCAAGATAAAAAATAGTGGTGGTTTTCAAATTTGGTATAATGATAGCGATACAATCACAAAAGTAAAAGTTGTTGATTATCAAGGTAAAGAAGCAATAACTGAGTATACAGGTTATAGTTGTATGATAGCGCGAGATTATGAAATAGGCTTATCAGATGACCAAATTAAAAATTATACTATTATTGATGAAATAGCCGAATAAATAACGTTTTATTTGCAAAACTTTTGTAAATAAGTTATTATATACTTGTAAGGGGAAAGATACCCTAATAAAAGAAAAGAGGATAACGAAAATGAAAATTGAAAGACAGTCAAGAGATTTGGAGAAGAAAGAACTTTTTAAGCTTGCAAATGACAATCATTTGCTTATGAAGAATTTGCCGGATGATTCTGTTATTAACGTTGCAGATTATGTAAGATATACAACCGATGACGGAAAGGAAGTAGCAGTTTTTTATCACACAAACGCCGAAACAGGCGAAGTAGTAACAATTGCTACATCAAGTCCAACTGTGATTAAGACGGCAGAGAGCGCGTTTGATTTTATGGAAAGCTACAATCTACAGTTCAAGCTGACACGTTCACAGAGTAAAGCAGGTCGTACCTACATGAATTTTGAACTTGTATAAATAATGGTTGGGTGGCAGAGGGAAGAAATACAAGTTGTTCAAGGGTGAGTCTCACAAGCTCACCCTTTTAAATTATAGAGAGGTGAGCACATGAGTTTATATAATTCAAATGGTTTTCTTGATTATGACTATATTACTAGTATTGCGCAACATTATATTGATATAATAGGTGGGCGAGGAATCGGAAAGTCGCACTTAATTGTAGATATATGGAATGATAGAAAAACACCTATTTTGTATGTGCGAAGAACTAATGTTGCACTAGAGAACAGCTTTTCTACTATAGGAGACTTTGTAAAACCAGACTGGTTTGGAAAAGATATTCGATTAAAATATAATGATAAAAAAGGATACGGTAAAGCATATCTGGCAGAGGAAGATTTACAAAACGATACTCCTTTTATAGTAGGTGTTTCTTTGTCTACTTTTCAAAACAAAACAGGTATTGACTTTACTCGCTTTTATGATGTAATTTTCGATGAGTTTATCCCTCAAAAAGGTGACAGACCTATCAAGCATGAATTTCAAGCTTATAAAAATATCATGGAAGTGCTTTTTAGAAATAGAAACGAAAAAGAAACTGAAAAGATACGTACGTGGTTTTTTGGCAATTCTAATGCCATTATGTCGAATATTCTTATTGGCTATAGACTGATTCCTGAATGTTACCAAATGGCAACAAACAAGATTGAGATAAAGCAGGTAGAACGCTGTGAAACTACAATAATCATGCCGTTTCATTCTCCTGCTTCAGAACGTAAAAAGAAGAATGCATTTTATAGGAATCTTCCAAAAAATAGAGCTAGAATGGAGATCGAAAATGACTTTGTAGATTTGGAAGATGACAAAATTAAACATCAAAACATTCGTGAGTATACCCATGACATGAAAACACCTCTGTTTTCTGTCTGGTTGCACAAGTCAGAATTTAAGTTTTATATAACTAAACCTATGAGAGCGCGTTGTGACGATGTTTTTGAAAATAACGCTACATCGCTAGAGAGGTGGCAAACACGTTGTAAAAAGTATTTGAAGCCAATGTTTATAAGTGGTGACATAACATTTTCAGACTATGAAACACAATGCGATTTTTTAGCATCTTTTGATTGTGTATCCTGGAATGATATTTTATAATGTTGTAATTGACAAACAATAATATAAATGATATATAATAAGTAGGCGGTTGCACTATCCAAACACTAGCCAGTGTGTGCATGTTGGGGACAACAAACAAACCGCCTACTTAGTGTTGTATAGTGTAAAGGTAGCACGTGTGACTTTGCATCACAAAATGACAGTTCGAGTCTGTCTACAGCTGTCAACAAATAAAGAAAGAAGGTAAAGATATGAAAATTGATGAAATTTTGAAGCTTGTGAATGCTGGCTATAGCAAGGAAGAAATTGAAAAGCTTGATATTACAGAGCAGAAGACAGAGCAGAAGACAGAGCAGAAGACAGAGCAAAAGGCAGAGCAAAAGAATGACAATTCTTTTGACTATGAAAAGTTTGCAACAGCACTTGTAAAAGCGCAACAGCTTGCAAACGGCAAAACTAATTTTGGCAGCTCAAATGACAAGACAGATTTTAGTAAGTTTTTCTAAAGGAGGTAAACAATGGCAAATCTTACATATACACAAATTGCGCCACTACTTACACAAATGTACAACCAGTATACTGGTAGAACGTCTGCTCAAAATTTAACTTTTGGACAAATGCAAAATACATTTAAAACGGGCTTTGATAGAGAGGATGACAACCTTTATCAAATCATTCCAACAGTTCTCGCTAAATCAATTTATGCTATTCGACCGTATTCACGAAAACTTTCCGGTATGGTTTGGGATGAGCAGCGTTACGGTAACTATATCAGAAAGTTTACACCAATTGTAAACGATTCAAACGTTGATAATGACGAATGGAATATCAACGTTGAACTTGCTAAACCAAAAGCAAGTCAAGATTGGAAAGCGGGTACGAGACCAATTAAGTATGATGTGCTTCTTACAATTACAAGCGGTGGTCAAACTTTTGCACGCAAGTACACAATTTATAAAAATCAGATCAATGCGGCATTTAATTCAGAGGCAGGTGTTGCGGCATACTTCTCCATGTTAATGACTGAATTTTCAAACATTTATGAGATTGACTTAGAGAATCGCTCTCGTGCACAGCTTGCAAACCTTGCAATTATCCTTGCGGATGCTGGTAAAGCCACCCCAACAAGCGGCAATATGTGCAAAAAAGAGCAAGTTTTTCATGCGTTAACAAAGTACAATGCTGAAACAGGGTTGGAAATGACTGCAAAAACAATCATGAATCCAGCTGACTTTAGACCGTTTATGATTTGGTTATCTGCTGAGTTGAAAACGCTTAAAGAAAATTTGGCTATTCGTGGTACTCGTTTTCATGGCGATTTCACTGGTAAAGTTGTAAACCGTCACACAGATGCAGCAGACTTGCGTTTTTATCTGGTTTCAAAATTTGGAAATTATTTTGAAGCCAATGGCAGTGAGTTTTTCCACCCAGAGAAAGCAGAGCTAGGCGATTATGAAAAAGTTACTTTCTGGACGGATCCCTCTAATCCAATGCAAATCAAGGGAAGTGCTGAGGGCGTAAAGGCAGATGGAATAACAAAGTTCACTCTTACAGATCAAAAGGTTGACAACGTTCTAGGAATCATGATGGATATTGATACAATGGGAATCGTACCAATTGATCAATGGAGCGCGACCGAACCGTTCAATGCACGTTACGGATACAGAAACGGTTGGAATCATTACACTTTCAAGACTCCGGTTGATTTCACAGAAAACGCAATTTTGATTTTGCTTGATTAAACATAAGGGGCATTATGCCCCTTTTCTTAAATAAGGGGGTATTATGGCTTTTGAAGTTAAATTTGGAAAATCTGACAAAAGAATAAATAGTACAAAAATTCCTACTCTTTCTGATACTGTATCATGTGTGCTAAAACAGGGTACAAGTGTAGAAAATCCAACTTTTATTTTGCAAGGTGTTGCACCTTTTGATTGGAATGTTGCATACTGTGAAACGTTTGGAAGATATTATTTTATCAATGATGTTACATATGTAGAATCAACATATGAAATATCATGCACATGTGATTATTTGGCAAGTTACAAAGATGAAATTCTTTCTAATACTGCCTATGTGGAAAGGGGATCACTTACTATCAGAAATCCATTTATCATTGATACAATGTTACCGACTCTTTGTAAACCGACTGTTAAAGTGGCAAGCTCAACTTTAGCGGTTGACTCAAGCGGCTGTGTTGTAATTTGTACAGCGGGGAAATCTGGAAATGGTTTTACAATTCTAACAGTTGCTAATTTTAATCGTTTGTGTTCATACTTATACACAGCTGAGTATACAACTGGACTAAACGACTTTTTACAAAATCCTGAGGGAGTTGCTAAAGAGGTTGCAAGACCGCAAGACTACTTACTTTCTGCTATGTGGCTTCCTTTCCAATCTCCTGGTGGTACACCAGTTAATGTAACGTTGGGATATGTCGACACGGGAATACCAGGGTGGCAGGTATCTACAAAAGATACTTTTAGCAAGTCGGTAAGTGTTACGATACCAAAACCAGATAAATCTGGTGATACAGAATTTCCTTATCTGAAATATGCCCCCTTTGCACACTATACTTTACAAGTGCCGTTCTATGGAACAATTCCGCTTAATCCAAATTTGCTAGCAGATGAGCTATTGATAAATTATACTATTGATATCAACGGCGGCTGTGATATTTCAATTTTAAGTGGGTCAACACTTGTAACATCTCTAAATGGCAACTGTGGTGTTCCAGTTGGTTTCTCTGCAAGACAAACAAATATTATAGGTACATCACAAGTACAGCTAGCTAGTGCAATGTCTTTTGCAGATAGCGTGGGAAAAAGTGTAGAATCTGCAATGGAAGTGAACCCAGTTGGGGCGGCAAGCAATTTTTTAAATGCGACGGCTGTCATTACCAGTGGTATAATGTCTGGACTAGAGACGGCTGTACCGCGTGTATCAAGTAGTGGTGGTAGTGGTTCGATTTATGTAACCAATTTGGTGTATTTGATAGGAGAATTTTACACACAAGTTGAAACAAATTTACTATATCAAGGATATCCGTGTTGTAAAGTTAAAACATTAAGCGAATTATCTGGTTTTATTAAGTGTAGAAATGCGAATATTAAATGTAATGCAACTGCAAACGGAACTGCAATTATCATTAACTTTTTGAATGGGGGTATGTTTATAGAATGAAACCTTTTGTATATAGTGGCTACTATGTGGGGGAAGAGGTATCAAGTCCGATTATTAACGAGTATGAGTCCAGGCAAAATCCAAACATGATTCATATTAACAATACCTGGGATTATGCAACATACTTCAGATACTTTTTGCAACGTGCTGAAAGTCTTATCATTTTTGACGGTATGCCTAAAAACTGGGCGAAAAATTATATCTATCCGCTTTTGTTTTTAAAAGGAAACTTTTGTGTTATGAATACCGCCAAATTTGGAATCATACCTCAACACGGATCACCTTATGGCTTTGATGTGCAGTATCAGCCTACTAACTATGTAGTTGCCAACCCCGCTTTTGATGCAACTTTTAACGGAGATTTGGTTATAGGCGAAGATTGCGAAATTGTAAAGTTAGCACCTGATTGGTGCGGCATTGGCGATTTGATAAATTCATATGCACAGCGTGTTGCAATGACGTTATCTAATCATGATGTTGCGTCTGCACTTGCAAAATTTGGCTTTATTTTTACAGCCAAAAACAAAAGCACAGCGGAAACTTTTAAAGTTGCTTTTGATGATATCATGTCGGGACAACTAGCAGTTGTAATCAATCAAGCTCTTTATGATAAAGAAACAGGTAAACCGCTGTATGAGTTCTTTAACAATGATATTGAAAAAAGTTATAATGTAGTTAAGGCAGCGTTGGAAAGCGTTGAAAATCTCAAACATGCGTTTGATATGGAGATTGGTATTTATACAGCTCCTGATAAAAAAGAGCGTATGATAACCGATGAGGTAGAAGAAAGCAAAAATGCTATCATGTCGAAGTGTGAGTTGTGGGTTGAGACTATTAACGAGTGTTTGGAAAAAGTAAACGCACATTATAACCTTGACATTCGTGCGCGTTTGCGGTATCCTAACAATAGAGGGGGTGATCATAGTGAGAGCGATAATTCCGATAGCGACTCTGTATGAATATGATAGTTCTATTTTTACAGATATATATGTTAAAGGTGTTTCAAAAGATCAACTTATTGAACACTTTTTGCTATCATATGGAGATTTAACACCTATTTATCAGGATCCCTCGTATTTAAGGAGACATGTTACAAGTGTAGCACGTTCTTTGCAATGGACTATTGACCACTTATGGGAAGTAACACAGCTTGAGTACAATCCAATCGAAAATTATGATAGAATGGAAAGTTGGACTGATAATGGAAACGGCACTTTTCAGAAGGGAAAAGTAGATACTGAAGAAACATTTAATAAAGGTTCAATTACAACAACTTTTGGAAAAGTTTCTGATAGTACACACAAAGTTGCAGCGTTTAATTCAAGCGATCCCGAAGTTGCCAACACAGATAACACCACCGATAGCGGAAGTGATTCGCAAACGTTTGGGGCTGATACATCACATGGAAGTGTTACCAATGGTTTGGATGAGTCAACAACAAGCGGAACACATGAGGGAAGAATACACGGAAACATCGGTGTTACTACTTCGCAACAAATGATGCAAGCGGAAATTGATTTGACTAAAGCGTACAATTTTCTTGATGAAGTATGTAAGCTTTATGCAGATAGACTTTTAATAGGAGTGTGGTAGAATGGAAATTATGAACGCAATTGCGCAAATTGCGCAGATGGTTGGTGTACCGTGTGTATGCCTTGGTGCTGTGATGTGGTATGTGAATGCGCTTGATGTAAGACAGCGTGAGGAAAGAAAAACATGGTACGAAAAGCATGACCAAGAGAGTTCAAAGTGGGTTGACGCACTGAATAATAACACAAAAGTTATTACAGAATTGTTAACAATTGTAAAAGAAAAGGAGAATTAAACTATGATTTATGACATTCCTGATAAGAACGTTACTTATATTGCTAAGGCTAGAGAGCTTTACAAAAATCGTGACAAGTACGCTTACCTTTACGGGGCGAAGGGGCAGTATTGCACTAGTGAGGTTTTTGAGTCACTATGGGCGGCAGAGCCAAATTATTTTAAAAAGTACAACGCACAGCAGAAAGCACAGATTAAGGCCTTCTGTATGGGAAAGATATTGATTGATTGCAGCGGCTTTATTAACCTTGTGACAGGGCGGTTCATGTATTCGACTGCCTATATAAACAGTTGCACTAATGTAACGACTCCTGACAAGACTAAAGATGGCGATTTACTGTATACAACTTTTGGCGGTAAAGGAAGACACATAGGGCTTGACATTGGACATGGTTTCTTCATGCATTGCGGAAAAGAACTTGAGACAATTTCAATAGGTGTTATTGATGGATTTGGTTGGGAAAAAGGAGGTAGACTATGACAAGTCTTGTCAATGGCTGTAATATTACGTTAAAGTTGGCAGCAAATGAATTAACTTCAAACGAGTATGTTTATATTTTACCTAGTGGCTATACTATCAATACTATATATATTACAACCCTTACTAATGTTGAAGCCATAAACAGGGCGGTTATACAAAGGAATATTAGATTAGTTTTTCCTGCCGTTAATTCTAAGTCACCATCTTATATTACATTATATATATCTGATATAACAAAAGCGGCTGAAATAAGATTTACGATAGAAAAATTTGGTCAAATACCAGATGACAGCTATTTTGATAATGCTTTTAAACCTATTGTTGTTACAGGCGATGACGGTAAAAAGTACAACGTGATTCCTTCAGATCAATTTAAGTAGGGGGGTAGACAATGGCATTTTCTAATTTTCCGTATACGGACTTCCATAATTTAAATCTTGATTGGATTCTTGAAACGACTAAAGATTTAAATACAAAGTGGGACGATTATTACAAGCAATGGAATAAGTGGCAGCAGGACGTGCAAAACTATATTGATAATTTGGACTATATCAAGGCTATTGACGATTATATGGATAACTTAAAGGCAAGTGGTGAGTTGTCTGATATTATCGACACGTGGTTAACAGATTATGGCTTGATTACAATTGGTGACTCATATGGGGAAGGGTACACACCTGATGGCATGGTTAAGCCGTGGTGTGATATTTTGCATGAGAAGTATTTTTCAGATGCTAAGTTTTATGTTAATAAAAGTTTGGGTGGCAGCGGTTTTGCTGCGAATACTCACTTTTCCGAGTTGCTGACGCGAGCTATTGCTACCCTGACTGATAAGCAAAAGAAACAGGTTAAGTATGTTGTTGTTGCAGGCGGTTGGAATGATCAATTTATTGCTTCTTCAACTGTTAACGCAGGTATCAAGGATGTACTTAATTTAATGCCGCAGTTGCCAAACGCTACGCTTTACATTGGTTGGATTGCTACACCTATCATTGGATTTACTACAGTTGCAAAACAAAAAGCATATGATGAGATTAAAACTTTATATGAAACTTACTGGGGAAAGTATAAGTTTTTGAGTGGTGCTGATAGTGCTTTGCGTTGGACTGGTGTACTAGCATCTGATAACATCCATCCTAACGCAAGCGGGCAAGGTTCAATTGCAGATATGATTTATAAGGCAATGGGGGGATATGCATCATGGAATCGAGTTGGCGAATTTGCACTTGATGGTACTGATTGCACACTGAATGATTATAAAATGAATGTTGTGTTGACTAATACCACCGCACATTGTAGCTTTAGACATGTGGCAAGTTTCCTTGATCTGGCTTTCAAGCCAGCAAAGAATTTCACAAGTGCCGCCGTCAAAGTTATGAGTCATAATCTTTCGTTTGTAAATGAGCAAAGTATTTGCAATTGTAATGCGATTATTCATGATAAGTCCGGTTATCATCAATGCATGGCTGTTCTTACTATCAATCCATATGATGCTACACAGTTAGATAGTGGTGCAATTTATCTCCGTTTGGTTGATATAAGCGGTAGTGGGTATGCTACTTTTACAAGTGTTGATGAGATACAGTTGTATGGTGTGGAATTTAATATTCCTTTGAATTAAGAAAGAGAGGGTGCAAGCCCTCTCTTTTGTTATTTTCTTTCTACTGATATTACTGTAACGTGACTGACAAACGGTAGTTTTGATACATAGTCAATAGCAGAATCACTTGCTTGTCGCGCATTATATCCAATACATTCTACATATTCTACGTTGATATCATCACTTTCTGTATTCAGAAAAGCGACTTCCACCCAGTAAGTGTGTCTCATCATTCTCATTTCTTTACTCCTTTAATTAGAACGTTTAGGAATTAAACATATTTCCCATGATAACACAATATAGTACTCTCTGTATGCACTCAAAACTTTATCTATTACAACATCTGAAATTACGTCGATTCTATCAATTCCTTTTCTAACGTCTCCTTTTGAATCACAAAACGTTACTTCCATATAAATGCTATAGTCACCTTCAAATAAATACTTCATTCTATTATACCTCTTACAAGAAAATCAAGTGTAATTTTTGCAATTTCAAGGCTTGCGATTTCTGAAGATGTTATAGAATTACAAGCTTGATCATGCAAATATTTATACATCTTTCTAACATCAATGTGAAGCTTACTAACAGAATCTTCCGCTGCTATGCAATCACTGATAAGTTGTAATTTCTTTTGTGCTGTTAAATTATCCATGTTAACACCTCACTTTTCAATCCAATATTGAATTGTCATAAACTTTGTAGACGGCTTGCCTTTATAATAACTGGTAACTACTCTTACAAAACCTTTCCCATATCTGCCATTATATGGGTGAATGGTTGACAAATTAACGTTCATATATCCGCGCACCTCAGCCCATGTTACATATTTAAGATTGCTATTATATAACAAATCGCCTGTTATTCTGCTATCTGCTATCATAATTGCGTTACCAATTGTGTTTCTGTTTTCGATTCCGTATAAATTCATAGTTTCCTTCTTTCTTCCCGTATAGCCGTTAGAACAGCTATGATATCAGTATTTCAGTATGTGTCTATTATATCTTCTCGATTTATGTAAACCTGTTGCTTCTTCAACCCTTGACGTCCATAACCCACACTCAACATTACACATGGAAATTTTTCTAGTAACATAATTGATATAATCATTAGAAATTTTGTTTTCCTTAACTAACTCATTGTTTCTAATATACATTTTGTCAAGTCGTCTATCATAAGCACTCACAGATTTACACTTGTGTAAATCTTGAATCAATTCCTTGAGTTCTCTGTACAGTTTTAAATATAACTGTCGCTTTTCGTCAAGCATATCAAAATCGAGATTGGTTATATAGTACTATACTACTGTTAACATATTATGACATATTTGTAAATAAATTGTTAACAATATATGTTTTAATTTATAAACGCTCTTATAGTTCATTTGTTCGATTTATATTATTGTCTGACAACTTGTGGGGAACTTGCACATTGTATATTATATTTAAAAGGTATCTC